TGGAACAGGTCTTCAAGGAACCCTGTTTTTTCATTGCTGTCCTGAAGCCTGACATTTCCCCGTTGCAGAAGAACCGATTCATGAACCGGAACCCGCTGGATGTTCACTATTTCCCAACCAGCGGGAGAAACAACGCTGAATTGTTCACTATGGCCGGGGATTTGATGGAATGTTTGGAGTTCATCACCCTTCCCAATGGGGATGTGCTTCACGGAACTTCCATGAGTTATGAAGTGCAAGACGGGGTTCTTCACTTCTTCGTGAACTACAATTTGACACTTCGCAGAGAAACCGAGGAAACCGCAATGGAAACCTTGGAAACTACTGTGGAGCCAAAGAAAGGGTGATTGAATGGCTACCAGAAAGAAAGCCGCCACCGCACAGGAACCGACCATCACGGCCCCGGTGGTATTCCCCAAAGAACGGGTGTTGACCTTCAGGCGTTACGCTGACCGGCGTGATCTTCTGTCTGTCCTTTTGGAAGATGGGAAGGAATACACCTTCGATCAGATTGATGGGCTGATCAATGACTTTATGAAAGGTAAGGTGAAATAATATGGCCCTTGGCGGCGGCACCTTCTTGGTGCAGAACAAGGTTCTGCCCGGTGCATATATCAACATCATTTCTGTGGCGCAGGCAAGCGCCACCCTTTCTGACCGTGGCATTGTCACCATCCCCCTTGCTATGAATTGGGGGCCTGAAGGCAAGATTTTCACGGTGGAACAGGCTGACTTCATCAAGAACAGTCAGAAGATTTTCGGCTATGCGTACACGGCGGATGAACTGAAGCCCATGCGTGAAATCTTCCTTCACGCCAAGACCGTTCATTTCTTCCGCCTTGGTTCCAGCGGCGTGAAAGCGTCCAACACCTACGCAACGGCCAAATACCCCGGCACCCGTGGCAATGATCTTCGGGTTGTGATCACGGCCAATGAGAACAGCACCGAACAGAAGCCCCTGTTCGATGTGGAAACCTTCTTGGGAACCGTTCAGGTTGATCTTCAGGAAGGTGTGGCCGCTATCACCGGCCTGAAGGCCAATGACTATGTGGATTGGAAGTCCAGCGGAACCCTTTCCCTGACCGCTTCCTTGCCCCTGACGGGCGGCACCAACGGCACCGTGGCCGATTCCGACTATCAGACCTATCTTGATCAGGCGGAAGCGTACACCTTCAACGCTATGGGTTGCACCGAGAGCAAGGCCACCATCACCGCCCTGTTTGCGGCCTTCGCAAAGCGGATGCGTGATGATGTGGGCAAGAAGTTTCAGGTGGTTCTTTTCCGCAAGCTGGCCGATTATGAAGGCGTTGTGAGCGTCAAGAACGGCCTGACTTCCGACAAGACTTCCACCGCCCTGATCCCTTGGGTTACGGGCGTGATCGGCGGAACGGCGGTCAATAAGAGCGCCACCAACATGACCTATGATGGTGAATATGATGTTGATACCGATTTCACGCAGACCCAGCTTGAAAACGGTATCAAGGAAGGTTCCTTCATGTTCCATCGTGTGGATGAAGCGGTGTGTGTCCTGACTGACATTAACAGCTTCATTTCCATCACGGATGAAAAGTCCAGCGACTTTTCCAGCAACCAGACGATCCGAGTTTTGGATCAGATCGCCAATGATATTGCCGTTCTGTTCGGCAAGAAGTATCTTGGCAAGGTTCCCAATGATGCCGCTGGCCGGATTTCCCTTTGGAACGATATTGTGAAGCACCACACGGAACTTCAGGATATTCGGGCCATTGAGAACTTCAGCGGTGAAAATGTGACGGTTGAAAAGGGCGATACCAAGAAATCCGTGGTGGTTACTGATTATGTGACCCCCGTGAACGCTATGGAACAGCTTTATATGACCGTCTATGTTCAGTAAGGAGGTACAACCATCATGGCAGATAGAACCATCATGAACGCCAAGGATGCTGTTTCCGCTTCCTTGGCTGAATGTTTCGTGACCATCGGGGATAACCGTTACAACTTCATGCAGGCTATCAACCTTAAAGCCAACTTTGAGAAGAACAAAACGAAAGTTCCCATTTTGGGCAAGACCGGCAAGGGCAATAAGGCCACCGGCTGGAATGGTACGGGTTCCGCCACCTTCCACTATAACACTTCCATCTTCCGTGTGCTGATGAAGCGTTATAAGGACACCGGCGAGGATGTCTATTTTGACATTCAGGTGACAAATGAAGATCCCACTTCTTCCGTGGGCCGTCAGACCGTGATCCTGAAGGATTGCAATATGGATGGCGGCTTGCTTGCCAAGTTTGATGCTGATGCGGAATACTTGGATGAAGATATGGACTTCACCTTTGAAGATTTCGAGATGCCCGAAACCTTCAGCCTTTTGGCCGGTATGCAGTAAGCAGAGCGCCCCGGCCTTACTTCGGTAGGGGCCGGGGCCTTTTTTCGTATCAAAATATAGGAGGAAAAAACAATGAGCCTGTCCGCTTTTTTGGCTGAAAACGCCGTTCCCGTTGAGAACATCAAGTTTGTTGCTTCCAAACGCTTCTTGGGTGAGGATGGCAACCCCATTCCTTGGGAGATCAAGACCATCACCGGCACCGAGGATGAAGCCCTTCGGAAGTCCTGTGCCAAGCGTGTTCCGGTTCCCGGCAAGAAGAACCAGTATCAGAAGGAAACCGACTATGATCTTTACCTTGGCAAGCTGGCCGTGGCTTGTACCGTGTTCCCCAATCTGAATGATAAGGAACTTCAGGACAGCTACAAGGTCATGGGCGCTGATGCCCTTCTGAAAACCATGCTGACCCCCGGCGAATATGCCGAATACCTGACCAAGATTCAGGAAGTGTGTGGTTTTGATACCACCATGCAGGATGAGGTTGATGAAGCAAAAAACTAATCTGTGAAGGTGATGGTGAAGCGAACATTGCTTACTATTGCCTTCACGAACTTCATTTGACACCTTCCGCCTTTTATGCTTTGCCCCGCCGTGAACGGGCTTTCATCATTGCGGCCATTGATGTTCGGGTGGAAGCTGAAAAGAAGAAGCAGAAGGAAATTGAACGCAAACAGCGCCGGGGCCGACACCATTAAGGCCCCGGCTTCTATTCTCCAAGAAAGGTGGTGATCCCTGTGGGAACTATCCGGGCCGCTGTTGCCCTTTATGATGGTGTGACCAGCCCCCTTCAGAGTATGCACAAGGCAATGGGGGTTGTGCTGAACACCTTTGAAGCCATGCAACAGGCTTCCGGTAGAGCCGTTGACACGGCGGCAATCCGGGAAGCCCGTGAAGAATGGGCGAAAGCGGGAACCGCCTTTGATGCCATTGAAGAAAATATCAGGAACGCCAATAACGAACAGCAGAAGTTCAACAATTCCATCCGTGGGGGTAGCAATTCCGCCAATGGGCTTTTGTCCATTATCAAGAAAGTTGCCATTGCCGCTGGTGGTATCGCCGGGATCAATAAGGTGCTGAACATTTCGGATGAATTGGCAAGCACCAAAGCCCGATTGAATTTGCTTGTGGATGATGGCGGTTCCGTTGAAGCCTTGGAACAGAAGATCATGGCTTCCGCCCAGCGTTCCCGATCCGCTTATTTTGACACCGCTTCCGCCGTTGCGAAACTTGGCCTGAACGCCGGTAACGCCTTCGGTGGCAATATGGATCAGGTCATTGCCTTCATGGAACAGGTGAACAAACAGTTTGTTATTGGCGGTGCTACGGCCCAAGAGCAGAGCAACGCCATGATCCAGCTTACACAGGCAATGGCGGCGGGTGCGCTTCGTGGTGAAGAACTGAACTCTATTCTGGACGGTGCGCCGGGTATCGCAAGAGCCATTGAAAAGTATATGGGGATTGCGGAAGGTTCCATTAAGACGGTTGCACAGGAAGGCAAGGTAACGGCTGAAGTGGTGAAGAACGCCATGTTTGCTATGGCGGACGAAACCAACGCAAAGTTCGATTCCATGCCCAAGACTTGGGCGCAGATTTGGGTTGATATGAAGAATCAGGCCCTTTCTATGTTTGCCCCGATCCTGACCAAAATCAACCAAATTGGAAACAGCACCAAGTTCCAGAAAGTGACCACCGGCCTGATCAATGGCCTTGCCGCTGTTGCGAATGTGGCTTCTTCGGCGCTGGATATTCTGATTGCCATTGCTTCTGTGTTCGTGGATAATTGGGGGATCATTCAGCCCCTTGTTTTGGGGATTGCGGCGGCAATGCTGTTGTATAACGGCTATCTGATTGCCAACAATGCAATCACCGCTATCAGCAATGCGCAGAAGGGCCTTGCGGCGGTTCAGGCGTACAAAGCCGCCGTTGCAAACACTACCCTTGCCGCTACCGAGAAGGCGGAAGCAATGGCAAAGGCAAGCGCCACAGCCGCCCAATACGGCTTCAATGCCGCTTTGCTGGCCTGTCCGCTGACTTGGATTCTATTGATCATCATTGCCGTGATTGCGGCCATTTATATGATTGTGGCGGCAATCAATAAGCTGACCGGTTCCACCATTTCCGCAACTGGAATTATCTGTGGTGTGGTAGCCGTGGCCGGTGCATTTGTGCTGAACTGTGCCATTGGCGTTTTGAACGCTATCATTCAGGCCATTTGGACAATCTTTGTGGCCCCGTTCCTTGGAATCGTGGAATGGATTCTGAATGTGTGCAACGGCGGCTTCAACAGCTTTGGTGATGCCGTGGCAAACCTGATCGGTCAAATCATCGGGTGGTTCCTGAACCTTGGTAAAGTTGTAACCACCATCATTGATGCTATTTTTGGAACTGACTGGACTTCTGGCCTTGAAAGCCTTCAAAGTGCGGTTACTTCTTGGGGCAAAAATGAAAACGCAATCACCTTGGACAAAAACGCCCCCACCATCGACTATCGGGCCACCTATTCCGGGGCTTGGGATGCCGGGTATGACTTCGGCCAAGGGATTGATGATAAGATTGGCGGAATGTTTGATGCTTCCGGTTTGGATTCTATGGGGGCTTTCGATTTGAGCAACACCCTTGATGGAATCTATGGAAACACCGGTGACACCGCCGCCAACACAGCGGCCACCGCTGATGCCTTGGATATTGCTGAAGAAGATTTGGCCTATCTTCGTGACATTGCGGAGCGTGAAGCAATCAACCGGTTCACTACCGCTGAAATCAAGGTTGAACAGCACAATGAAAACCACATTTCCAAAGATGCTGATTTGGATGGGATCATGGATGCTTGGGCCAATGACTTTGCTGAAAAGCTGGAAGTTTCTGAAGAAGGGGTGCATGAGTAATGGCGTATAAACTGTATATGGCGGGAACGCTTATGCCCATCACCCCTTCCAAGGTGACGGTAAAGATCAACAACCAGAACAAAACCATGACCCTGATCAACGGGGAAGAAATCAACATTCTGAAGGCCGCTGGCCTTTCGGATGTGTCCTTTGAATTGGTTCTTCCCCAAGTGTCCTATCCCTTCAGCAACGGTGGAGCGCAAAGCGCCGCCTATTACCTGTCCTTGTTTGAACGGCTGAAGGTAAGCAAGACCCCGTTCCAATTCATTCTGAACCGGCAGAAGCCCGGTGGCGGGATGTTCCATTACACCAATTTGACCGTTGGCCTTGAAACCTATGAAATCACCGATGATGCCGGTGAAGGCTTTGATGTGAAGGTGAAGATCAACCTGAAACAGTACAGAGCCTATGGCACCAAGACCGTGACCGTGCAACCGGCCAAGACTTCCGGGGGAACCGCCACCGCAACGGTTAAGGCGGCACCCCGGCCCACCACAACGGCCCCGAAAGCCGCCACCTATACGGTGAAATCTGGTGATTGCCTTTGGAACATTGCCAAGAAGCAGTTGGGCAACGGAGCCGATTACACGAAAATCTATAATCTGAACAAGGACAAAATCAAGAACCCGAACCTGATCTATCCCGGTCAGGTTCTTACTTTGCCTTCCTGAAAGGGGTGATTCCGTTTGGCAGTTGAATTGTTCATCCAGCATAACAGCACCATTCAGTTCCCCGTTGTCGAGGAAGGCGCACGGCTGACCTTGGAACGCAAGGGAACCCCCGGCAAGTTGGAGTTCACCGTTGTCAAGGGGCCGGGGCTGAACTTTGCTGAAGGTGATCCGGTGAAGCTGACTGTGAACGGAACCGCCATGTTCTATGGGTTTGTGTTCAAGAAAAAGCGTGACAAGGGCGGCACCATTGATGTTGTGGCCTATGATCAGTTGCGTTATTTGAAGAATAAGGACACCATCACGGAAGAAGGGCTGAAGGCTTCTGACCTTCTGAAGCGCATTGCAACAGATTTCCGGTTGAACCTTGGCACGGTGGAAGATACCGGTTATACCCTTGAAACCATCGTGGAAGAAAACCAAACCCTGTTTGATATGATCCAGAGCGCCCTTGATGAAACCCTGATGAATACCAAACAGCTTTATGTTCTGTATGACGATGCCGGGAAGCTGACCCTGAAGAACATCAATACCATGAAGCTGAACCTTCTGATTGATGAAGAAACCGGGGAAAACTTCAGCTATGAATCCAGTATTGATGAACAGACCTATAACAAGATCAAACTGGCCTATAACGATGAAAAAACCGGTAAGCGGGAATTGTTCATTGCACAGGACGGGGCGAAAATGAACCAATGGGGTGTTCTTCAGTATTTTGAAGAAGTTCAGACCAAAACGGGCGCTTCCGCCAAGGCGGATGCCCTGTTGAAGCTGTACGATCAGAAAACCCGCAAGCTGACCATTCAGAACGCTTTCGGTGATGTGCGGGTTCGTGCGGGAAGCGCCGTGGTGGTGGCCCTGAACCTTGGGGATATTGTCACCAACAATTACATGGTGGTGAACAAAGTCACCCACACCTTCAGGGGTGATGAACACATGATGGAACTTGACCTGATCGGGGGTGAATTTATTGCCTAATCCTGTTGAAGTTGTGAAACGGGCGGCGGTGGAAGCTGTGGAAGCCGGAAAGCCGGTGAACATCCTGTTTGGAACTGTCCTTTCCGCTTCACCCTTGAAAATTCAGGTGGATCAGAAATCCATCTACACTTCTAAAATGCTGATCCTGACCCGGAATGTGACTGATTTTGAAGTTGATATGACGGTAAACCACACCACCGAGGACAAGGGCGGCGGTTCTGGTGCGGCGGCGTATGAAGCCCACAAACACGCCTATGTTGGCAAGAAAACCTTCAAGGTTCACAACGCTTTGAAGGCCGGTGAAAAGGTGCTTCTGATCCGGGTTCAGCAAGGAAAGAAATTCGTGGTCATTGACCGAGTAAAGGGGGCTTGATGATGATTCCGCAAGTGCAGGATGATATTAAACAGGATTTCACCATTGAAACCCTTCCAAGCCGTACTTTCAGGATGAACCACGATAACCTGACCATCATCGGCACCATTGATGAAATCCAAGCCGTGGAACAGGCGGTTTTCCTGATCCTGAACACGGAACGCTATGAATGGTTGATCCATTCTTGGGATTATGGGGTTGAACTTCATAATCTGATCGGAAAAGATGTGGAATATTGTATTCCCGAAATTGAACGCCGGGTTCGTGAAGCCTTGCTTCAGGATGATAGGATCACGGCGGTTCAGAACTTTGAATTTACGGTGAACAAAAAGAAAGTGCTGACTACCTTCACGGTGGTCAGCATTTTTGGTGAAATCAATGCAGAATTGGGGGTTGAAATCTGATGTATGAAGCACAGACCTATGAAGCAATCCTTTCCCGGATGCTTCAGAAGGCGCTTTCCATCAATGGCAATTTGGACACCCGTGAAGGTTCGTTGGTTTGGTGCGGTGACGCCCCCGCCGCCGTGGAATTGCAGAACCTTTATATTGCCCTTGATACGGTGCTGAATGAAACCTTTGCGGACACCGCAACCCGCCCTTATCTCATTTTGAGGGCGGCAGAAAGGGGCCTGAAACCGCAACCGGCAAGCCCCGCCGTGTTGCAGTTGAGCATTACACCAACCACCTTGCACCTTCCCATGAACACCCGCTTTTCCATTGGAGAACTGAACTATTATGTTTCGGCTGACCGTGGAAGTGGTAAGTATGAAATCACCTGTGAAACCGCTGGTGAAGCCGGTAATGACTACACCGGAACGGTGATTCCCATTGAGTATGTGGACGGGCTTGAAACCTGTTCCATTTCCGCCGTGGTGATCCCCGGTGAGGATGAAGAAGATACCGAGGTTTTCAGACAGCGTTACATGGATAGCCTGAACGCCCAAGCCTTCGGCGGCAACCGTGCGGATTATCTGGAAAAGGTGAACGCCATTCCCGGCGTGGGCGGTGTGAAGGTATATCGGGTTTGGAACAGCGATTTGAACCCGGCCAAGCTGATCCCGCCCACGGGAACCGACACTTGGATCAGCGGCCTTTCCGGTGTGTCCGAGGAAATCAAGGCGTGGTTGAATGCTGTGTATGCGGCGGGAGCCAATAGCAAGCTGACCGTGGGCGGAACCGTGAAGCTGGTGATCATCAACAGTTCCTTCAAGAAGCCTTCGGAAGCCCTTGTGGATCAGGTGCAGACCGCAGTTGACCCCCTTCAGAACGCCGGTGAAGGCGTGGGCATTGCCCCCATCGGCCATGTGGTGAGGGTTGAAGGCGTGGGTGAAGATACCATCAACCTTTCCTTCGATCTGTACTATCAGCGGGAATGGAGTTGGGATGATGTTTCCGCCTATGTCACGGAAGCAATCAACGGTTACTTCTTGGAACTGGCCCAAAGTTGGGCAGACCAGAATGAAGCCCTTGTGGTTCGTATCAGTCAGGTGGAAAGCCGCCTGTTGGGGATCACCGGTATTCTGGATATTGCCAACACCAAGATCAACGGTGAAGCGGCGAACTGTACCCTGACCCTTGACCACATCCCGGTTTTGGGAACCATTGAGCCGGGAACCATCGTGATCAACGGATAAGGGGGCCGGGAGCATGGAACGCAAACTGATTGATTATCTTCCCTATGTCATTCGTGATTATGCGGAGTTTCAGGGGATCATGGGGAGCGAACAGCCGGAAATTGAAAAGGCATGGAATACCACGGATGATCTTCTTGATAATCAGTTCATTCCCACCGCTGGAAACATGGGCCTTTCCCGGTGGGAAAAGATTTTGGGGATCACCCCCAAAGGCACGGACAGTCTTGAAGATCGCCGGTTCCGTATTCTGACCCGGATCAATGAAGAACTTCCGTACACCTTGCCCCAGCTTCGGAACATCCTTGAAACGCTGTGCGGGAAGGGAAACTATTCCGCTGATGTGGAAGAAGGCACCTATCAGCTTCTTGTGAAAATCGGGTTGGCCGCAAAGAACAACTTCAATGATGTTGAATCTTTGCTGAACCGGGTTGTTCCCCAAAACATGGTTGTGACCTTGCTTCAGCTTTATAACACCCATGCGGAACTTGGGCGGTTCACCCATGCCCAGCTTGCTGCCTATACCCATAATCAGTTGAGAAACGAGGTTTTGAAGAATGGCGAATAAAACAACCAACTACAAGCTGACTAAACCCCTTGAATCTGAATTTTATGATGTAGGGGTTCAGAATGAAAACATGGATAAGATTGATACCCAAATGAAGGCCAATGCGGATGCCGTTGAAGCCCTTCAGAAAGGTCAATCCGGGAAGGCTGATCTGGTGGATGGTAAGGTTCCCGCCGAACAGCTTCCCAACATGAACTATGATCCCAAAGGTACGGCCCAAAACAAGGTGAGCGAACACAACCTTGATCAGACCGCCCACCCGTATCTGTTGAACCAGATCGGAACCTGTGTGGAAGCCGCACAGAACGCACAGGATGCCGCAAATGCGGCCTTGGATGCTGTGTCCGGTATCGTCTATACCATCAATGTTCTTCCTTCGCAGAATGGCACCCTGACCTATAACGGACAGGCCCAAAGCCCTTCTTGGAACGCTTATAACCCCGATGCGCTGACCTTGGGCGGCGTGACTACCGGCACCAATGCGGGAACCTACACGGCCACTTTCACACCCAAGGGGCGGTATAAGTGGGCAGACGGTACGCAGAGCGCCAAGGAAGTGACTTGGACGATCAACGCCGCCACCATGACGATCCCCACGCAGAGCAACAGCCTTACTTATACCGGTTCGGCCCAAAGCCCCACTTGGAACAACTATGACAGCGGGAAAATGACGCTTGGAGGAACTACCAGCGGCACGAACGCCGGTTCCTACAATGCCACCTTCACGCCGAAAACGAACTACAAGTGGGCTGATGGAAGCACCGGGGCCAAAATGGTTGCTTGGAGCATTGCCAAGGCCGCTGGTAGTTTGTCTTTGAATAAGACTTCCATCAAACTGACCGCCGCAAAGACCACGGACACCATCACCGTGACAAGGGCGGGTGACGGTAAGATTACGGCCACTTCCAGCGCCCCCACGGTGGCTTCTGTGAGTGTTTCCGGTTCGGTGGTAACTGTTACCGCAAAGGCCAAAGGAAGCGCCACAATCACCGTCAGCGTGGCCGCTGGCACCAACCACACGGCCCCGGCCAATAAGACCTGTTCCGTTGAAGTGACATTGCCCACCAAGGTTCTGAACGATAACAGTTGGGCAACCATCCGGGAAGTCAGTTCCGCAGGTTTGGGGGCCAACTATTGGGCCGTTGGTGATGTGAAATCCATCGTTCTGAATGGCACCGTGAGGAATTACACTTTCAGCAACTTGACCGTGAACGCCTTTATTTTGGGCTTCAACCACAATTCCGCCAAGGAAGGTGCGAACAAGATTCACTTCCAGATCGGGAAGATCGGTTCCACGGCAGTTGCTTTGTGTGATAGCAATTATAACAACACCGGTGATGGTTTCCGCATGAATACCAGTCAGACGAACAGCGGCGGTTGGAACGCTTCACACATGAGAAAAACTGTATTGGGCAACAGTAACACCCCCACAAGCCCGTTGGCGAATAGCTTGATGGCGGCGCTTCCCGCCGATTTGAGGGCGGTTATGCAACCCGTGACCAAGTACACCGATAATACCGCCAACGGTGGCGGCAATGTTCAGACTTATGTAACGGCCACCACCGATTACTTGTTCTTGCTTGCTGAATTTGAAGTGTTCGGAATAAGAAGCTATGCAAATAGCTATGAACAGAATTATCAGGCACAATACGATTACTACAAAGCCGGTAATAGTAGAGTAGCCTATAATCATTCCGCCGTGTCCACGGCGGTGTGGTGGTGGCTTCGTTCCCCTCATTACCACAACACCAATTATTTCCAGTATGTCAACACGGATGGCTACAACAACTATTACATTGCCAATTACTGTGCTGGTGTGCGGCCCGGCTTTGCCGCCTAATCCCCCGCAGGATGATCCCGCCCCAATCCCGCCGCCGAAAGGCGGCGGTTCCGGGAGGGAACCCTAAATAAAAATAATAATGGCGGCGTAAGCCGCCCGACGATTTTTTGAAAATGGGGGTTTTCCGGCAAAGTGCTATCATTTGACTGTCTTTTGAGTGCATACACCGGACAAAATCAGCCATACAATATCCATAAGCCTGTTTGAAGGGGGTATTGTATGGCAACAAACAAGCGTGTTTTCACCTTGCGCTTATCTGATGAAGTCTTTGACAAGATCGGGGCGCTTGCAACCCGTGAACACCGATCCATTACCAATTACATTGAATTTGTTCTTCTGAAACACTTGGAAGAAGTGGAAAAGGCGGAAGGAACGATCAATGTCGATAATTCACCCAAAGGGGTATAACTGAAAATGTCTGTCCTGAAGCAAAAGAGAACCACAAGCAAGGCCGAGTTCATCAACACGGCCAATCAGATTTATGTTGAAACCCTGAACTTCCTGACCCGTCTTTCAGCCCGGTATTCCCGGTTGATTGCGGAGCCGGTGGCAAAGCTGGCCGGTGAGATCATCGACCATGCGGAAAAGGCCAACAGTATTTTCCCTTCGGACAACCAGCGTATTGAAATGCGGAAGGCCCATCTTCTTGAAGCACGGGCTTCCCTGATGGCGCTGGATGTTCGCTTGACCCATGTTTACCTGATTCTGAACCAGAACCCGGAAGGGGCCTTCACCACTTCCAAGGGAAATCCGGTGAAGTCACAGGACGCAATGGAAAAGCTGGATAAGATGGCCCAAAACTTGGGTGAACTGATCGACAAAGAAAACGAACTTTTGAAAGGGGCAATCAAAAATGTAACAGCGAAACAGAAATGATTTTCCCATTAGGTGTGCAACTGATAATGAGCCTGTTGGCGGTGTGGTGGTGGCTTCGTTCCCCTAATTACAACAACAACAATAATTTCCAGTATGTCACCACGGATGGCAACAACAACAATAACAATGCCAATTACTGTGCTGGTGTGCGGCCCGGATTTTGCAAATATACACGGTCAAATGTAGTAACAGAAGGCAAACGGCTTTTCAGGTGAAAGACGACCGATGTAAAAGGAGTTGTACTTCCTTGGGTTTCAATCCCTAAAACTGCCCTTTGATGCCCTTACACGGACGCTTCTTGCATGGTGGGTGATTGTGCCTTAACCCATTTCATGTGTGAGGACAAAGCAATTTAGATGGCACCCTACAACGAATTTGTACGAGGGGCGAATACTTTTATTATGACAAGCCAAGAACGGCATGAAGCAAGGTTCCAGCGCCGCAAAGCAAAGCGGTTGGAACGGAAACAGGCCCGGTGTGATAGCCTTGGGCCAATGAATAAAGTTTTTTCCTATCGGAAGATGTTCTTCTATGGGAAAAAGTGCTGTAACGGGGTGCGGTGGAAGCAAAGTGTTCAAAACTTTGAAGGCCACCTGTTTTCTGGTACGGCAACACGGCGGCGAACGGTGTTGGAACAGACTTGGAAGCCCAAAGCCTGTTCCCATTTCACCCTTCGGGAAAGGGGCAAAATCCGCCCGATAGATGCCCCGCACATTACGGATCGACAAATCCATAAAACCCTTTGCAATGAAGTTCTGATCCCGCTGTATTCACCTTCGATGATCTATGACAACGGGGCAAGTCAGCGGGGAAAGGGCCTTCATTGGCAGTTCAAGCGGATCAAACAACAGCTTGGATGGCATTACCGGCGCTATGGCCGGGAAGGTGCTGTGTTGCTGTTGGATTTGAAAGGGTTCTTTCCAAATGCTTCCCACGCCCTGTTATACCAGCGGCACCGGGAATTGATTTTGAACCCTGAACTTCAAAACTTGGCTGATACTGTGATTCAATATTCCCCATGCCCGACACCGGGCCGGGGCTTGCCTTTGGGTGTGGAGCCTTCCCAACAGGAAATGGTGGCCTTGCCCAGCAAGATTGACCAATGGATCAAGTGTCAGGCCCATGTTCATTGCGCCGGTCATTACATGGATGATTACTATGCTTTTTTCCCCACGGTGGATGAAGCAAAATTGATGGGCCATGAAATTGTACGGCGTTTTGAAGCCGCTGGAATCCGAGTGAACAAGCGAAAGTGTAAGGTGATCCCGCTTACAAAGCCATTCCGGTTCTGCAAAGCCCGGTTCACACTTACCGAAACCGGCAAGATCAAGGTGAATGGAAGCCGGGATGGAGTGAAACGGGCAAGGCGAAAACTGAAGCTGTTTCACAGGGAGTTCAAAGAGGGAAAACGATCCTTCTTTGACATAGAACAATACATGGAGTGCCAAAGCGCCTATTACCGGAACTTCAACGATCATGGCCGGTTGTTGCGGTTGCGGCGGCTTTACCATGCAATCTTTTTCGGAGGTGGACAATGTTTAGAATCATCAAAGCCGGGGCCGGTATCGGCCTGACCGAGAACCTGAACTACATCAAGAAAGCCGAAAATGGTTGCTACATCCTTTGCCCGGAGCATGACGCTTCGGGCATTGTTTTTGAGGGTGTGGCTTACCATTTGTTGGGCCGTGCCGCTATGGACGAACTGGAAACCGTGAGTTTGGAGGAAACGGACGCAGGAACCGAGATCACCAAAGCCACAGAAGCCGGTGGAATCGTCTTTGTCACCTTGGCGGAAGCCGGGAGCATTGACCCCACCACGGCGGCTGAACACGCTGATCTGTTCGCTGAATGGGCTTTCCCTGTGGCCTACACGGTAGGGCAGATTCGCCGCTATCAAGGCACCCTTTACAAGTGTATTCAGGCCCACACTTCCCAAGCGGATTGGACACCCACAGCCGCTTCCAGTTTGTGGAGTAAGACAAATGATCCCGCTGAAGAATGGCCGGAATGGAGCCAACCGGTAGGAGCGCATGACGCTTATTCCAAGGGGGCAAAAGTGAGCCATAACAGTAAACATTGGGTTTCCACAGCGGATGCCAATGTGTGGGAACCCGGTGTATATGGTTGGGAGGAATCGGCTTAATGGAGTACAAAATCTATATTTGCCGCAAACGGGCTAAATTCAAAGCAATTTGCGGACAAGTGAACATTCGGTATGGAACCATCCTGAATTGTCAGGGTGGTTTTTTGATTCTGAATGATCTTCCGGTGTGTTCCGTAACCAGCCAAAACGCCTATGACTTCTTTACCCAAAATGATGATGGCATGGGCAAGGAAAGGGGCGAACTTCTGAACCGGATTACCGCAACGCTGATGAAGCAGACCCCCGGACACAACGCCCGGTGGGGGAAAATTTGGGATGATCCCCGTTGCCAAAAGTACAAGCGCCCGGAACAGGAAGATCATTGGATTTGGAATCATGACTTCTACAACGGCCCTGTTGAGGATTTGCGCTATATTGCCGCCCTAATTGGGGCCTGATAGGAGGGAAAAACCATGACGATTTATCAGGTGTTGTGCTTGATTGGTGTTCCCGCCTTGATTTTGGCGGTATTCAAATACCTGTGGAGCCAAATCAAGCATAACACCGAGGATTCCAAGGCTTTGAAGGCCGGTATTCAGGCCCTTCTTCGGGCGCAGATGATCAGCGATTTCAATAAGTATTCCGAAAAAGGCTATGCCCCAATCTATGCACGGGATAATTTTGAAAATTGCTGGAAACAGTATCATTCTTTGGGGGTGAATGGGGTGATGGACGATCTTCACAGAAAATTCTTGGAGTTGTCCACCGATCCCCCGGAAGAATGAGCAGACGAACCAAAAAGCCAAAGCGTGAGTTTTCCAAGCTGATCCTGTATGTGGTGGGGGCCGTAACCGTTGGGGTTACGGCCTTCACCCTTATCATGGTTTGGAAAACTGAAAACCTTGAACCGCTGGCCTATTTGATCCCCGCCATATTCGCTGAATTGGCAACCGCAACCGGGTTTTACTATTCCAAAGCCAAAGCCGAAAACCGGATCAAACTTCGGAAGTTGTATGGCCCGGAAATCTATAACGATGCAAAGGAGATTTGAAACCATGCTGAACGCTGTTTTGAACAATCTGATCAATATTGGGTGGGCCATGCTGATCTTCCTGTGTGCGTACCTGTCCAATGTTGCTTTTTCCCTTTACTACAACATCAAGGTTTTGCTTCAACCCTTCGACAGACAGAAAATGATCAATTCCGGGCTGAAGGTTGCCACCTTCGTTGTGGGCCTGACCTTGCTTTGTGTAGCAATCACCACCCTTCCGATTTATGCGGATCAGCTTGGGTGGGCAATCCCGGAAGAATACACAGAAATTTTTGCTGATTTGGTTATTGTGGGCGCTGTGCTGATGGTGTCTTGTAAGTATATCGCAGAAGCCTTCACCAAGTTCAGGGCCATTCTTCAGGTGAAAGGAGATACAGAAAATGAGTAATTCCCCCCTTGCAACCTATACCCGGATCACGAAAAACAAAACCAGCCCCCGGAACCATGCCATTGACACCATCACGATTCATTGTATCGTTGGGCAATGGACAGCAAAACAGGGGTGTGATTATTTCGCCACCACAGACCGGCAATGTTCCGCCAACTATGTTGTTGGCAAGGATGGTTCCATTGGCCTTTCCGTGGATGAAAAGGATCGTTCTTGGTGTTCCAGCAACGGCACCAATGACAACCGGGCAATCACCATTGAAGTTGCTTCCGACACCACCCACCCTTACGCCGTCACCGCCAAGGCTTATGCGGCCCTGTTGGATTTGGTAACGGATATTTGCAAGCGGAACGGGATCAAGAAGTTGGTGTGGAGTACGAACAAGAATGACCGTGTGAACCATCGGAACGGATGCAACATGACCGTTCATCGTGACTTCGCCAACAAAGCCTGTCCGGGGGAATATCTTTATTCCAGACACGGGGAGATTGCCGCAGAAGTCAACAGAAGGCTTCAGGGCGCTTCCAATGGTGGTGGGGTGGTAAGTACACCCCCAGCCGCAGAAAAGCCCACAGGCGGCCCCACAGGGGCCACCGTGACCCCTTACCTTGTGCGGGTGAAGATCACCAACCTGAATATCCGTAAAGGCCCCGGCACAAACTACGGTGCAACCGGCTACATCCAGCCCGGTATTTATACCATCGTGGCTGAAAGCACCGGCAAAGGTGCGGCCAAGTGGGGCAAACTGAAAAGCGGTGCCGGGTGGATTTCCCTTGACTACGCCACCAAAACCTGACCATGAGAAAAGGCCCTTCCGGTTCAAGCTGGAAGGGCCTTTTTTGCGTGTTTCTACTATGTTACTAATAACCCCGATTTCACCGAACTTCAAAGGGCTGAAATGTTCAGTATTTGGGCGTTTCAGAGCGTTGCAGAGTAGAAAAATTTATGGTATAATAAAAACAGACGAACCCCGAACCCTTGATTTTTCAGGGGTTCGGGGTTTTCTTGTTACTAATGTGTGTATAGTTCAGCGTTCAGCGGCCTAAAATGTTCACAGGTTTGAACCCTATGGAATCAGTTCCACGGTGGCCTTCAGTTCGTCCAAAGTCTTGTGATTATAGACCCGGTTTCCCGTGTCCTTGGACACATGACCCATGAGCAAATCAATACATTTCCGGTTGGCCCCGGCGCTATCCAATTTGGTTTCAAAGGTGTGGCGGCATTCGTGCGGGGTATGATTCAGCTTCAGGGCCTTCATAATATCCGCCCAAAATATCCGGTATTGGGTTTGATTGCAAATCTTCCCATTGTAGCTGATCAGCCGGGGGCCACCTTCGGCAAGCCGCCGTTCAATCAAGGGCCTGATCTTTGGATGGATGGGAACAATGCGGTTTTTACCGGCCTTCGTTTTGGTGCCGCCTTTCATCGTGCCTTCCTTCAAGTCTATATCTTCAGGTTTCAGGTTCAGAAATTCAGAGATACGCCACCCGGAATATAGCAAGATCAAAACCGTATCAACCCAAGGATCAGACTGATGTTCCCACACCGTTTTGATTTCATCGTTGGTGAACGGAAGGCGGCTGGTGGGCGGTATTGGATCAGAAGTCAGAAGTTCGGAGAAGCACCGGTTTATTATATCCATTTCAAGGGCGAACCGGTCAAGGTGGCCCCACAGGTTCTTGATGGCCGCTTGGGTGCTATACCCTTTTCCACAACCATCAATGGTTTCTTGCATTTGGTAGGATCGCAGTTGTTTATAAGGCTTGTTCACATACGCTGAACAATGCTTGAACGCTGAACAGAGGGAAGAACGGTTGGATTCCCCCAGCTTCGGGGCCTTCTTTTCTTTCCAGAGGTCAAAAAGCTGTTGAAGGGTGATCTTGGCCCGGTCAACATCCCAAGGATCACGGTTGTATTCAGCAAGCATGATGTTCCCGGCTTCACGGGTTTCAGCATAGCCGATAATGTCATAGATGGGGTGGCCTTTGTCATTCCAACCTATGGTTTTCTTCACAATGTATGGGCGGCGGCGTTGGCCTGATAGCTTTGCAACCGTTCCATACCCGTTTGGATTTCGCATTATATCACCTGAACTTTCAAAATTGGGTATGGCAAAGCTAAACCCCATGTGATATAATGTTCAATGGCGTTTGAAACATTAACTTCAAAAGGGTTTGTTTCGCCTGACCGCTTCCGGTGTGCAAGACCGGGGGCGGTCATTTTTTTTTCATTTTGAATGGATGTTGAATGAGACAAAAGCCCGGTAAAGCAAGCGATTTGGGACATTCCTTCAACATTCAAGATGGTGCAGATACTTCAAATATGAAAGAAAAAAAAGTATATAAGAAGTATGAAAAATATAACCAGAAGGGTTTTGATCTTGAATGTTGAAGGCTTCAAAGCTGGCCCCGTAATACAGGCGGCTTCAGAAAAAGTTTGAAAGTATTTTTATAGGGTTCACGAAATAACACTTTTTCTTTCGTCAACGCTTGGAGTATTGAAATAATTGCTTTTCTCTGTGCGGGATCAAATCTTGAATAAATATCTTTTTGCAAAATACCGGGTTCCGCTTTTACAATTTCTATAATCATCCGCCTGATCTGTGGCCCGTTTTCAAGGAGAAAATCAGCCTGTTCTTTTTTGGCCCTGAATTTCTGTTCATATACGGCCCAATTTTCAATTAAATCTTGATACCCTTCTTCTATTCGTTCTTCAAAATTGAAATCATCACAACGGCTGTTGAAACAATGATGATACATAGATTCATACCATCGTTTCCCTTCAGGAGAAGCATAGCAGAAATCTTTTAGGGTATGCAATGCACCTAAAGAGATTTCATAGGCCAAACGGTAGGAATCTATATCCCCATAATCTTTCATTTGTGGGGTAATTGCTTGTTGTTCCAATTCATGGAGATAGTCATAATTGGTAACAAAGAAATTATCGGATGGATCGGGAATATATGATGAATACTTTTTAGGTTTTGGGGTGGGTGATGCTGACGAACGAGAAGCTGACCTTGTTAGGGATGTTTGCTTTGGCTTCTTTTTTCGCAGAAGGAGGAACAAGAAGAAGCCCATGATAACATCCATCATAATGAACACAGGGCGGAGTTCTGGCGTTTCCATAAAAAACATGATTGTGTAAACAATCAGCCCGGAGCCGAAAAATAAAACGCCAAGACCCTTCAAGAACTTCTTCACCGGATCACCTTCTATCTAATATCGCTTTGGAAGGCTACGGCTTTTCCAAGAATCCTGATATGGTTCAATTCTTCACCGGTATAAATCAAATCTTCGTATTTAGAGTTTTCGGCCTTCAGGATCAGCAAGTTCTTTTCGGGATAATAGTTCACCCGTTTCAAAGTAGCTTGATCTTCGATGATAACGGCGGCAATTTCGCCATCATCCACCATATCTTGTTGTTGGATGAACACAATATCACCGTCATAGATTCTGGCCCCGATCATGGAATCACCCCTTGCCCGTAAGCAAAAGTCAGCCTGAATACCGGCCCCAGCTTCCACATACAGTTCCTTTTCTTCGTTGGCAACAATGGGTTTGCCACAAGCAATATCCCCCAACAGCGGGAAACGCTTGGTTTCAATGGGAAATAGATTATCAAAGAACTTCAGTTTTTCAGCGTCAAGTTTCTGATTTGGTTCATTCCATCCCATGATATAGGCCGGTGTAGTATCTAATGCGTCAGCAATAGCCTTGATTTTAGATTGAGTAAGGTTACGCTGATCAAGTTCAATCTTATTTATTGAAGAACGGGATTTGTACCCTAATCTTTTACCAAGTTCATCTTGGGATAAACCAAGTTCTTCCCGGCGATTGCGGATTCTGTTTCCTATTGTGGACAAGTGAATGACCCCCTTTCTGTTACTAATTATACGGCGCTGTTGGCGTCTTGTCAACATATTTTTAGTTTTTTCAAAAAAGATGTTGACATTCTTCCTACACCGTGGTAGTATGTGAGTGTAGACAAGATGCCTACTGTTTTTGAAGAAAGGGGTGATTGCCGTATGACCAACACAGAGCTGTTGCGTGAGAAGATCGACCAGTCCGGCTATAAACTTCGGTTTATCGCCAAGAAGATTGGAATTACCTATCAGGGCCTTTTGAATAAGATCAATAATCGTAGCGAATTTCGGGCCAATGAGATTCAGGCTTTGTATGATCTTCTTGGCCTGACGGAAGAAGAACGAGTGGCGATTTTTTTCGCCTGTTAAGTAGGCAAAAAGTCTACAAAAGGAGTAAGCACCATGAATGAAGTCAGTTTGAAACCGGTCATTGATGAACTTGAAACCTTATTTTCAAAGTTCAACAAAGCCTTCTTTGAAGGGAAGTTGGAAAAGCCTGTGATCACCGTTTCCCCGGATCACACCCGTGGGGCCTACGGCTGGTGTACCGCTTGGAAGGCTTGGCAAGATGGCACCAAGGAAGGCGGTTATTACGAAATCAACCTGTGTGCCGAATACCTGAACCGCCCCTTTGAAGAAACCTGTGGAACCTTGCTTCACGAAATGGTTCACCTTCAGAACCTTCAGGACAATGTTCAGGACACTTCCCGTTCTGGTTCCTACCACAACCGGAAGTTCAAAGAAACCGCTGAAGCCCACGGCCTGACCGTGGAGAAAGGCGAAAAGTACGGATGGCACAAAACCGCCCTGAACCCGCAAGCTGAAGCCTTCGTGAAATCCCTTGGCAAATCCGGGTTCTGTCTGGTTCGACCCCGTACCAATCCGCTGAAGGGTTCCCAGAAGGGGGGGGATCAAGTTCCCGCAAGTATGTTTGCCCCTGTTGCGGAACCATCATCCGGGCCACCAAGGAAGTTCATGTTCTCTGTGGAGAATGTGAAGTGGCCTTTGAAGAACAAGAGTGATAACCCAATAAAGCTGTTTGAAAGGAGTATGCACAATGACCACTTTTGCAGAGCGTCTGAAGAACGCTATGGAACAGACCAATGTGAGCCAATCTGACCTGTCAAGGCGGACGGGGGCTTCTAAGGCCGCTATCAGCCAATACCTTTCCGGGAAGAACACCCCCGGCCCTGATCGTATCAAGGCCCTTGCTGATGCAACCGGCGTTTCCTTTGATTACCTGATGGGTTATGGAGCCGCCCCGGTTGCTGAACCGCCTATCAAGAAGATCAGCGTGAAGGAAGCCGCCCGGTGCATGGGTAAATCTGATCAGTTCGTCAGAATCGGCCTTCAGCGTGGCCTTCTTCCCTTCGGGAACGCTGTTCCCGGAACCGGCGCTTGCTGGAATTACTACATCAATCCCACCAAGTTCCGTGATTATGTTGGCGCTGATCAGTTCAATTCCTTCTTTGGCCTTACGGCCTGAAAGGGGAACAACGATGGACAACACCCGTGATGAACTGTTGGATTTGATCAGGAACGCCACCAACATTGACATGATTTGCTTCTTCGCCATTATCTATGTGGTTGCGCCTGATTCCCCCCCCTACACACCTAACGCCACCCGTGGCGAACTGAAGAAGGCAATTAAGCAGTTGCGGAGCGCCCAGCACAACCCGGATTGCCCCGCTGAAATGTCTGAAGGCTTTGAAACGGCGATTCAGTACATCCGCCGTGAATGGCTTCACCGATGAAAGGATGGTTTATATGCTTCAGATCGGTATGATCGTTAAAATCTTGCCCGATGCGGAATACAGCGGCAAGTTCACCGGCTACATCGGCAAGGTGAAGAATTACTTTTCGCAGAACAAGAAGGTTGGCGTGGAACTTTTTCAGCAGACGAATGACGCAAGTTCCAAGGGCCTGTTTTGGTTCTCTGAATCCAAGGTGGTTGCGGCGGGTAGTCTGCCTGATGTCATGATGGAATATATCAAGGCCGATCTTAACGCCACCTTTGGCGTTGCAAATCACATCCGCCGTTCCCGTCAGACCGGCCTTCCGCAAATCAAGAAGGTCATTTATAGCGGCCCCAAGACAATCATTCTGTGGGCCGACAACACCAAAACCATTGTTTCCTGTGGGGAAGCGGATTCCTATGACTACTATTCCGGTTTCTGTGCCGCTGTGGTCAAGAAACTGTTCGGTTCCACCACCCACGCCAAAAAGGTTTTGGGTGATTTCATTCAGATCAATGATTAACCTGTTCCAGCACCAACAACAGGCCCTTGATGAAACCGAGGGGAAGAACCGGGTGGCCTATTACCTTGATATGGGCCTTGGAAAAACCTTTGTTGGTTCCGAAAAAATGATGAAGCTGAACAAGCGGATCAATCTGGTGGTGTGTCAATGTTCAAAAGTTCAAGACTGGATTGAACATTTTCAAGACCACTACACCCGGAATTGTGTGTTCGACCTGACCAACCCCAAAACCTTCAAATGGTTCTTTGAACAGGTTCAGCATGAAGTTCCAACCCTGATGATTGGCGTGATCAACTACGAACTGACCTTCAGGCGGAATGTGCTGAAAACCCTGACCGGCTTCACGCTGATGTTGGATGAAAGTTCCCTGATCCAGAACGAGAACGCCAAACGGTCAAAGTTCATTCTTGGGTTGAAACCGGATAATGTGATCCTTCTGTCAGGCACCCCCACGGGCGGCAAGTATGAAAACCTGTGGAGCCAATGCCAACTGTTGGGGTGGAAGATTTCAAAAGAACTGTTCTGGAAGCAGTACATTCAAACGGAATGGGTTGAAACCGATGGATTTTGGCGGAAGCAGATTACCGGCTATAAGAATGTTGACCGGCTGAAGATGAAGCTGGCCGAACATGGGGCCGTTTTCATGACTACCGAACAGGCCGGGATCAGCCTTCCAAAACGGAACTGGATCAAGGTCAAAACCCGCCCTTCACCCCTTTATTGGAAGTTCTGGAATGATCGCTATGTTGCGATTGACAGCGCCAACCTTGGTGAATTTGAACTGGATGCTGATTTCTACGGTTCCAATGCCCATTGTGAACGGGAACTGATTGGCGATACCAGCTTGACCCGCCGCCTTTATGCCCGTCAGCTTTGCGGCCTATACAACCCGGCCCGTTATGAAGCCTTCCGGGATTTGGCGAACAGCACGGAAGATCGCTTGATCGTGTTCTATAACTTCACGGAAGAAATGGAACGCCTGAAGGGGATCGCCAAGGGCCTGAACCGCCCTGTGTCTGTTCTTTCCGGTGAAGAAAAGAACTTGGATGCTTACCGCTACCAGCACAACAGCATTACCTTCATTCAGTATCAAGCCGGTGCAATGGGCGGCAATTTCCAGCTTGCCAACAAAATCATTTACTTCAGCCTTCCCCAAGGTTCGGAACTGTGGGAGCAATCCCAAAAGCGTATTCACCGCCTTGGTCAAGAAAGGCCCTGTTTCTATTACCTGATGATCTGTCCGGGAACGGTTGAAGAAGATATTCTTTCCACTTTGGAAATGAGAAAGGACTATACCGATGAACTATTCAGAAAGTATGAGCAAGCGGCAACAGCGCCGCAAAGCCCTTAACCAGCGGTTCAGGCGGATGTTCCTTGTGGCCCTTCTGATGGGCCTTGCAATGGGGTTTATATTTGGGCGCTGTTCTGCTGTCAACAGCAAGGCCCCGGATGCCCCTATTGAACCGGATCAGCTTACCGCCGTGACCCCGGATGTGATCTTGGAGCCGGTGGAAACTCCGCTGGTGGAAGAACCCGCCGAACCTGAACCGGTGCTGTTGGGCAGTTTCAGAATTACCGCCTATTGTTCCTGTGAAAAGTGTTGCGGTGAATGGGCCAAGAACCGGCCCAACGGCATTGTATATGGTGCCGCTGGTGTGGAACTGAAAGCCGGTGTTTCCTGTGCTTCCCCGCTTCCCTTGGGAACCGTGGTGGAAGTGGAAGGCTTGGGTGAATACATCGTTCAGGATCGCCCCGCCCAATGGGTGATTGACAAATACGGTGAAAACCAGATCGACATTTATTTTGACAACCATGAAGCCGCTTCCGCCTTCGGCCTGAAGCAGTTGAATGTTTATCTGAAAGGAGAACCCGAAAAATGATCAAATGTGAAAATGCTTGCCCCCGTGGAAAATTTGATGGGTGTTGCCACAAATGCCCGGATTTCCACACTTGTCCTGATTCCTGTCAGGAAAACCCGAACGCCTGTGGTTCGGCCACCTTCGATGAAGAAACGGCCCTTCAGGAGTTCAAGAACACCCAGCTTGCCACCCTGAACGCCATTGCTTCCCTGACCGCCCACAAGAAGGCCATTGAGGAACAGGAAAAGGAAATGAAGGCCAAGCTGTATGAAGCAATGGTGAAGTTTGGTGTGGATAAGTTTGAATCCGATGTTCTGAACCTTACCCTTGTGAAGCCCACCAATGCCACCAGCATTGATTCCGCAAAGCTGAAGAAGAAATACCCGGACATTGCTTCCGAGTGTTCCAAGACCACCGCCAAGGCCGGTTATGTGAAGATCACCCTGAAAGGCGGTGGGCAGTAATGGAAGGTTTGACCCCGAAAGAAGCTGACGCTTGGGCAAGTGAAATGACCCGCATTGTTGGTGGCACCATTCATGAACTGATTGCGGCGGCTGATAAACACAATATTGACCGTGATTCCGCTGTTCAGTATTATTCCGATCTGTTTTCGGCTATGGCAAGTGTGGCAACCTTTGAACATTATGAAATGGACGGTGAAGCTGATGGCAAGGGATGAAGTATGGGATGCCCTGAAGAATCATGCCAAACAGGTTCATTCAGAACGGGTTGCAAAGAACCCCGACCGGATCGCCTATGCCATTCAGCAGTTTGAAGCCCACGGCATTGAATACCAACTGAAGAATGAGCAAACCGGACATTTCCATTGTTGGCGGAAGTCTGATGATAAACTGTTCCAATTCTACGCTGGAACGGGTAAAATTCAGGGCTTCACCCAAGTCAGAGGTATTCACAGCCTGATTCAGATGTTGGAGGGGTGAGCCGATGGCCGGTGAAAAGAACTTTGAAAACCGCCTGAAGGACTGGTTGGAATCTGAAGGCATTTACCCATTGGGCCACCCTGAAGATAAAATGACCGTTCCGCCTTGTGGCTTCTATGAAAAGCGTTGGGGTGGAAGCCGGTATGTGAAAAGCGGCCTTCCCGATATGCGGATCACCGTGAAGGGCATTGCCCTTGAAGTAGAGCTGAAGGCCACCAACGGAACCCCGTCAGAACTTCAGAAACGGAACCTGAAGCAAATCAACGGTTCCAATGGGTTTGGGTTCATCCTTTACCCGGAAGGCTTTGAAGCCTTCAAGACTATTGTGAAAGGGGTGAAACAATGCGAGTTTCCCACAGCCGGGTTGAAGTCTTTGATAGATGCCCATACAAATACCGCTTGCGATATGTGGAAGGGATAGACACGATCCCGAACACGGATGCAGACAACGCCCTGATCCTTGGCACCGCCCTTCACACCGGCATTGAAGAAGGGGTTGAACAAGCCCTTGACTTCTACAAGAACAGCTTCCCGGTTCTGACGGATGATCACATTCATGAAATGATGAAGTTGGAAGCCATGATCCCCAAGGCAAAGGCCATGTTGCCACCGGGCGGAACCTTTGAACTTCCAATCGGGAACGCTGATTTCATCGGCTTTATGGATTATCTGGTTCCAGTGGGGAAGGGCCTGAAGCTGGATGGCCTGATCACTGGTGAAGATTTGAATGAATTTGAAGCGTTTGATCTGTACGATTTCAAGTATTCCAACAACGCCAAGAACTACGCCGTTTCCGGTCAGCTTCACGAATACAAGTATTGGTATGAACTGACCCATCCCGGCCACCGGATCAGAAATATGTATTTCCTGATTGTTCCCAAGCCCAAGATCAGGCAGAAAAGCACCGAAACCCTTTCCCAATTCCGTGACCGCTTGCAAGCGGCCTTGAAAGATGCTGAACCAACGCTGATGCCGGTTCAGTACAACCCCATGAAGATTGTGGACTTCCTGACCGATGTGAAGCACATGGTTGAAGCCACAGACTTTCCCAAGAACCCAAACCATTTTTGCGGATGGTGTGAGTATGAAGAATATTGTCAGAAAGGATGGGATTATATGTTACTTCCCAAGAATGAACGCCGTGACCTGAACGCCACCAAGAAGAAGGTTGTGTGGCTTTACGGCGCACCCTTCAGCGGCAAAACCTTCTTTGCCAATCAGTTCCCCGATCCCCTGATGTTGAACACGGATGGCAACATCAAGTTTGTGGATGCCCCCTATATTGCCATTCGTGACACCGTTACGGTGGAAGGCCGTATCACCAAGCGCAAGTTGGCCTATGAAGTGTTCATGGATGCCGTGGCCGAACTGGAAAAGAAACAGAACGATTTCCGAACCATCGTGGTTGACCTTCTGGAAGATGTTTATGAATCGTGCCGGGTTTACATCTGTGACCGTCAGGGCTGGAAGCATGAATCTGATGATTCCTTCCGTGCGTGGGATATGGTCAGAAGCGAGTTCCTGAACACCCTGAAGCGGCTTGTGAATCTGGACTATGAAAACATCATCCTGATCAGCCATGAGGACAGAAGCCGTGACCTGACCCGCAAGGGCGGCGATAAGATCAGTTCTATCAAGCCGAACCTTCAGGATAAGGTGGCAAACAAGGTGGCCGGTATGGTTGATCTGGTGGCCCGTATCGTGGCGGACGATGATGAACGGGTGCTGTCTTTCAAGACTTCTGAAGTGATCTTCGGCGGTGGCCGTTTGACTGTCCGTGATAAGGAAATCCCGCTGACCTATGATGCTTTCTGTGAAGTCTACGAGGAAGCCAACCAGAAGGCCGCAGGAGCCGTGAAGCGTGGCGGCAATACCCCGGCTACCCCCGCACCTGAAACCACCGACACGCCCACCACAGCGCCCAGCAGAAGGGGCAGAAAGGCCAAGACTGAAACCCCGCCCCCGGCTGACAACTATGATCCGGTTGAAGATGCGGCAAAGGCGGCTTGTGGTGATCCTGATACCGTTGCTGAACCGGCCACCGGTGACACCCCGCCTTGGAACGATCTTCCCAAATGCCCGGACGGTGATCGCATTTTCAAACAGCATGACCAGAACCCGGAAATCCCCCTTTGCCCGTCCATTGACGCTGGCCACCGTTGCCACAAAGAAGGTGGCCCCGATGGTTGCCCCCTGTGGGATCGCCCCAAGGCCCCGGCAGAAGAAGGCGCACCCAAGACGGATGCCAACCCGCCCCGCCGTACCCGGAAGAAGCGTGAAGAATAATGGCTGAAGTGCTGATGATTGCCGGGAAGCCTGAAACCATCTTCAAGGCCCGTGATTTTGAATATCTGGTTGAAAAATACATGGGTTATGAAGCGGCCAAGTATTTCCGGGAATACGCTGAAAAGGCTGATGAAGAAGTCAGATCGGCCAAGGCCGGTGAGAACACAGACCTTGCTTCCTATGAAGCTGACCTTGAAAGCAATCACAGAGCCTTTCAGGACATTCAGGATGAATTGATCTGCATTTCCAACATTCTTCGATGGAAACGGATGAACCGGGAGTTGCTTTCAGACCATGTGAAGCGCATTAAAACCATCATTTCCAACCAAATATAAGGAGGACGCAACATGAAAAACGATGCTTTGAACAGGTTCAAAGAAGAAATGAACCGCCGTGGCCTGATTCGCAAGATTCAGGTGTGTGCAAACCTGATCCCCCCCCCGCCTGATGCTGACCCGGAATCCCTGATCCAGCTTCACCGGAACGCCGCAAAGATGGCGATTGCCAACTATGCCGCCAACCACGATGATTTCTATAAAGTGATGTTTGATGCGGCGTTGGATCATCTGTTGGATGGGGTTCTGACCGATGATCTGTTTGCCCCTGATAAGGAATTTGCCCCTACGAAAGAAGAAGTTGACACTATGAACCGGGCCAAGGAAACCGCTGAACTTGTGAACGGCCTATTTCATGGGTTGGCTGATATTCTCAAAACCATTTAAACATAACAACATTTTTGGAGGTAAAAAACTATGGCTATTGATTTTGACAAGATTGATCGTTCTGTTGATCTGAAGGGCCTTCAGGCTGATGTGGAGGATGCCAAGAAGAACGGCGGCGGTGATTTCCCCACCATTCCCGCTGGCAAGTATGAAGTGAAGCTGGAAAGCATGGAGATCAAAGGCACCAAGGCCGATCCCAACCGCCCCATGCTGGCCGTGTCCTTCAAAATCCTGTCCGGTGAGTTCAAGAACCAGCGCCTTTTCATGAACCGTGTCCTTTACGGCACCAAGAATGACAAGAACATGATCGCTTCCGCTATGGGCTTCCTTGAAAAGCTGGATTCCGGTGTTCCTGTCAGCTTCACCAGCTACAAGCAGTTTGCCCAGCTTGTTCTTGATGTGGCGGAAGCCATTGACGGAACTTTGGAATATGCGGTGGACTACGATGATTCCCGCTTCAATTCCATCAGCGTTGACGAGGTTTTCGAGGTTGAAAACTGACCCAAAATTTTTTACAATGGTTGTAGGCAAATAGTCTACCTCAAAGCAACTGTTGTCTACTTGAAAGATAACTTTCAAGCCGGGGCGAAAGCCCCGGAATGGCCCCAAGTGAAAGCCTTCCCGTGGCGGGGCTGATAAGGCGGAAACGCTGACCGATTTCACAAAAGCTGAAAGGATGTGAGTTGATGATCTTCTATGATTTTGAGGTTTTCCGGTATGACTGGCTGGTTGTCCTGATCGACCTGAACGCCCGGAAAGAAACCGTGATTATCAACGATCCCGACAAGCTGAAACGCTTCTATGAGGAACACAAGGGTGTGATTTGGGCCGGTTACAATTCCCGGAACTATGATCAGTACATCCTGAAGGCCATTCTGTGTGGGTTTGATCCAAAGCCTGTGAATGATTGGATCATTGCAGAGGCTAAACCCGGTTACAGATATTCAAGCCTGTTCAGGGAATACCCGCTGATCAATTATGATGTGATGCCGAACCCGCCAATCAGCCTGAAGGCGCTGGAAGCGTTCATGGGCCATTCCATAAAAGAAACTTCTGTTCCCTTCGACATTGACCGGCCTTTGACTGAAGCAGAGTTGGCCGAAACGGTCAAATATTGCCGCCATGATGTGGAACAGACGGTGGAAGTGTGGTTACGGCGGAAGGAAGATGAATTTGATGCCCAAATGTCACTTGTGAAGGCGTTCCACCTTCCCATTTCTGACATTGGCCGCACCAAAGCACAGCTTTCCGCCAAAATCCTTGGGGCCGTTCAAAGGGAACACAATGATGAATTTGAAATTGAGTTCCCGCCCAGCTTGCGGATCGAAAAATACACGGAAGTTTTGAATTGGTACAAGAACCCCTTGAACCGTGATTATTCCAAAACCCTTGAACTGGATGTGGCCGGGGTTCCCCATGTGTTCGCTTGGGGTGGCCTTCACGGGGCCATTCCCAAATATCACGGGGAAGGTTGGTTTGTCAATGTGGATGTGGCTTCCTATTACCCGTCTTTGATGCTGGTTTATAAGTGGCTTTCCCGCAATGTTCACGATCCTTCCAAGTATGCGGAAATTTACCACACCCGCCTGAAGCTGAAGGCGGAAAAGAACCCCATGCAACAGCCTTACAAGATTGTTCTGAACAGCACCTATGGCGCTATGAAGGATAAGCACAATGCCATGTATGACCCCCGGCAAGCCAACAATGTTTGTGTGGGCGGTCAGCTTCTTCTTCTGGATTTGATTGAACGGCTGGAAGATCATTGTGAAATCATCCAGAGCAACACGGATGGTATTTTGGTCAAACTTCGCCGGTATGAAGATTTTGAAATGCTGGACGATCTGTGTTGGGAGTGGGAGCAAAGAACCGGGATGCGCCTTGAATTTGATGAATTTCAAAAGGTGTATCAGAAAGATGTGAACAATTACATCATTATTCCTTCCGGGTCGCTTCGTGATGAAAAAGGGAAACCCCGCTGGAAGTGCAAGGGTGCCTATGTCAAAAAGCTGTCTGATCTGGATTATGACCTTCCCATTGTCAACCGGGCCATTGTGAACTATTTCCTTCATGGGATCAGCCCGGAAACAACCATCATGGAATGTTCCAATCTTCGAGATTTTCAGAAGGTTGTGAAGGTGTCCAGCAAGTACAAATATGCCCTTTATTCCCCGGTGGTTACGGAAGCTAAGATCAGGGATGAAAAAGGCCGTTCTAAGAAAATCACCCGCTTCAGCGGCGGTGAGGTTCAGACGGATAAAACCTTCCGGGTGTTCGCTTCCAAGGATCAGAGCAAGGGCGGAATCTTCAAGGTTTCCGGGAAAATCGTCAAGGGCCGGGAAAAGAACCCTGAAAAGTTCGGCAACACCCCGGATCATTGTTTTTTCATCAATGATGATGTGACCAACCTTCCTATCCCGGATGAACTGGACAAGCAATATTACATTGATGTTGCTTGGGATCGGTTGAAAGATTTCGGGGTGGAACGATGAACAATAAAACCTTTCGGGGGGGGGAGCGTTGAAGCATGGAACTGTTTAGGGGCTATGTGCCTACCAGAAACAAACAATGTCTTGAAAAGTTTAAAGGCGTTGAAAAACTGAAAACCCGTTCTGAAGTCCAAGACCTTGATGAATACGCCGGTATTCTTGGGGAAGAAACCATCCTGATTGATGTGGATGATGCGGAAACATCTGAACTTCTGTTCAGAATGGTTCAGGATTTAGAACTGAAGTGCAGAGTGTACGCCACCACACGGGGAAAACACTTCTTGTTCAAGAACTGTGGTGTTAAAAAAAGCTGGACGAAATGCACCTTGGCCGTGGGTATCACCACGGATGGAAAGGTTGGAGCCAATAACAGCTATGAAATCTTGAAGTCCGGTGGCGTGGAACGGCCCATTCTGTATGACTTCCCGGAAGGGGAGATTCAGGAACTTCCCAAGTGGCTGACCCCGGTGAAAAGCAACTATGATTTCCCGAACCTTGGTGAAGGTGATGGGCGGAACCAAACCCTGTTCAACTACATTCTGACCCTTCAGAGTGACGATTTTACCAAGGAAGAAGCCCGTGAATGTATCAGGCTGATTAACCGTTATGTGCTGAAGAAGCCCCTTTCCGACAAGGAACTTGATGTGATCCTTCGGGATGATGCCTTCAAGAAAACATCCTTCTTCCGGGATAAAACCTTCCTGTTTGATAAGTTCGCCACCTACCTAAAGAACAACAACCATATTGTGAAGATCAATAACCAGCTTCACATTTACAAAGATGGTATCTATGTTTCCGGTGCCGGTGAGATTGAAGGGGCCATGATCAAGCTGATCAGCAACCTGAAACGGGCGTGGCGTTCGGAAGTCCTGTCCTATCTGGAAATCATGATTGAGGAAAACACCAAGGCCACCAACCCGAATATCATTGCTTTCAGCAACGGCCTTTACAATATCCGGGATGGTTCCTTCAAAGAGTTCACCCCGGATGTGGTCATTACAAATAAAATCCCGTGGCCGTACAACCCCGCCGCCCATGATGATCTGTTGGATCATACCCTGAACCGGCTGGCCTGTGATGATCCTGAAGTCCGGGCCTTGCTGGAAGAAATGGTGGGCTATTGTATGTACCGCCGCAATGAACTTGGCAAAGCCTTCATCCTGATTGGCGATAAGAGCAACGGCAAATCCACCTTTCTTCATGTGGTGAAGAACCTTCTTGGGGATCAGAACATTGCTTCCCTTGACCTGAAGGAATTGGGCGATAGGTTCAAAACCGCTGAACTGTTCGGCAAGCTGGCGAACATCGGTGATGATATTGGTGATGAATTTATTGCCAATGCTTCCGTGTTCAAGAAGCTGGTCACGGGTGATCGGGTGAATGTGGAGCGCAAAGGCCAAGATCCTTTTGAGTTCAACAATTATTCCAAGTTTCTGTTCAGCGCCAACAATATCCCCCGTATCAAGGACAAAACCGGAGCCGTTCAGCGGCGTTTGGTGATTGTTCCCTTCGATGCCAAGTTCACCCCCAATGATGCTGACTTCCGCCCGTTCATCAAGGATGAACTGTGTGAACAGGATTCTATGGAATATCTGGCCTTGCTTGGCCTTCAGGGGTTGAAGCGGGTTCTTAGGAACGCACAGTTCACTACTTCCACCAGAGTTCAGGGGCAGTTGGACGAATACGAGGAAAACAACAACCCCATCATTGGGTTTATCAAAGAAATTGGGCTGGATTCCATTGTGAATGAGCCTACCAAGACGGTTTATCGGAAGTATAAGGAATATTGCATTGCAAACAACTTCCAAGCCCTTTCCAACATCGAGTTTTCCAGACAAATCACCAAGCGTTGTGGCTTGGTGATCGTGGATAAGTGGATCAGCCGCCTTGGGAAATGCCGGGTATTTGTAGAAAGTGAGGATGCGGAATGATTCAGATTTTTGATAGTATGACGGAACTGTTGGAAAGCGTTCCCAAGGAAAACATGACCTTTGAAATGTGCAATGCGTTTGTGAAGGCGTGGGGGAAAATTCATGGATATGGCGGTGGGAAGTCTGAAGTTCATCCCTTCACCATGTATCCGAAAATCATGGTCAGCGTAAGTGGTGGAGCAGATTCCGATATTGTCCTTGATCTGGTGGAACGGATTGGCTACCCATTAAGTGAAGTTCATTATGCGTTCTTTGATACCGGCCTTGAATTTGCCGCTACAAAACGCCACTTGGAATATTTGGAACAGAAGTATGGAATTACGATTGAACGCTATCGGGCTAAAATTCCGGTTCCCCTTGGAGTTAAAAAATATGGGGTTCCCTTTTTAAGCAAAAAGATCAGCAATAATATTCAACGCCTTCAGAAGCATGGGTTTAAGTGGGAAGATAAGCCATTTGAAGAACTATATGCGGAATATCCCCGTTGTAAATCGGCCTTGCGCTGGTGGTGTAACCAATGGGGCGAAAAGTCCAAATTAAACATTTCAAACCGGAAATGGTTAAAGGAATTTATGATTGCCAATCCACCAGATTTCCCCATATCGTCGGGATGCTGTGATGGAGCTAAAAAGGGAACGGCAAAGATGGTGGAAAAAATCATCAATCCCGATCTTTCTATTCAAGGGGTACGAAAGGCAGAAGGTGGAATCAGATCAACCGCATACAAGTCATGTTTTGATGAAATTTGCGGTGAAGCGGATCAGTTTAGGCCCATCTTTTGGTTCAAAAAGGACGATAAAAAGGCGTATGAAGAAGCGTTTGGGATTGTTCATTCTGACTGTTATTGCAAATATGGACTTGATCGGACAGGTTGCGCTTGTTGCCCATTTGGAAAGTTTTTTGAAAGAGAACTTGCCGTTGCTGAACAATTTGAACCAAATCTTTATAGAGCCGCTATTCATGTGTTTGGAAAATCCTATGAATACACCCGGCAATATAGAGAATTTCAAAAGAAAATGGAAGGTGGCGCAGAATGAGTGGTTCCAAGAAGGTGTTCACCACATTAGGCAGTTCCAACCATGTTCCTGAAGAACGAGAAGCATTTGATTACTACGCCACCGATCCAAGGGCCGTGGAAATGCTTCTGGAACTGGAACAGTTTTCCCCGGTCATTTGGGAACCGGCCTGTGGTGAAGGCCACATTTCCAAGGTGCTTCAGGCCCACGGTTATGAAGTCATTTCAACCGATCTGATTTACCGGGGCTTCGGTGATCCTGAACCGCTGGATTTCCTGAAGGAAACGCTGGACGATTTTGAAGGCGATATAATCACAAACCCGCCGTATTCAATGGGGCTTGAATTTGTTCAAAGGGCGCTTGAAAGCGTCCACCCCGGTGGAAAAGTGGCTATGTTCCTGAAGGTTCAGTTCTTGGAGGGGCAAAAACGGGGTGAGTTCTTCAAGCGTACCCCCCCCGAAAGGTTTATATCAGCCGTTCCCGGCTGGCCTGTTATAAAAACGGTGATATGACCGGGAAACCGGAAAGCGCCATTGCCTATGCGTGGTATGTGTGGGAAAAGGGCTTCACCGGTGATCCGGTGATCAAATGGTTCAACTGAAAGAAAGGATGATTTCAATGTTACCTAAAACCAAAACGGAACGCCATTCCGATATTTGCAAGGAAATCAATGCCTTGTACGCACGAAAAAATCATGACTATGGTGACAGCTTTCACCAGACCTTCACGGAAGAAGGAATGGCAATGCCCCGGATCAGACTTGGGGATAAGCTGGCCCGGTTTAAGAGCCTGACCAAATCCGAGGTTCAGGAAGTCAAGGATGAATCTATCCGTGATACCCTGATTGACCTTGCCAATTACGCCATTATGACGGTTCTTGAACTGGACGATCTGAAAGCGGAGGAACACGCCGATGAACGCTAACCGTTATATGCGGGGTTCCTTGCGAACCGCTGACCGTTCCAACATGGATCGGCTGAAGCTGGAATGTGCCTTGGGCCTTTGCGGTGAAGCCGGTGAAGTGGCCGAACAGGTGAAGAAGCATTTCTTCCACGGCCATGAACTGGATAAGCGCCACATGATTGAAGAACTTGGTGATGTGGCTTGGTATTTGGCCGTTCTGTGTGATGCCATTGGTTCTGACCTTGATACGGTCATGGAAGAAAACTTGAAAAAGCTGGAACAGCGTTACCCTGAAGGGTTCGATCCTTACCGGTCACAGCACCGGAATGAATTGGGAGGTTGAAGAAAATGAAAATTATCAAGCCTGATGTGCAGTTCATCACCCCGATTGATGGGGCCACTATTCTGAAGCGGCTGGAACAATGTGGCCGTGTCTGCTACAAGTCCGAGGATAAGATCACGGAAGGTTCCGCTGAAAAGTTCGTTGCCGGGATCATCAAGCGTGGGCATGAAGCAGTTCTGGAACATTGTTCCTTTACGGTGAAGTTCATTTGTGATCGTGGGGTTTCTCATGAGATCGTCCGCCACCGGATGGCTTCTTACTGTCAGGAATCCACCCGCTATTGCAACTACGGCAAGGGCAAGTTCGGTGAGGAAATCACGGTGATTGAACCTTGCTTCCTTGAACCCGGTTCCAGAGCCTATGACTATTGGCGGGATGCCTGTGAAGGGGTGGAAATTCGCTATTTTGATATGCTGGCGGAAGGATGCACACCGCAGGAAGCCCGTTCTGTTCTGCCCAACAGCCTGAAAACGGAAGTGGTCATGACGGCCAACATTCGTGAATGGCGGCATTTCCTGAAGTTGCGCTGTTCACCCGCCGCACATCCGCAGATGCGGGAAGTGGCCTTGATCCTGTTGGACAAGGTTCATTGGCTGATTCCGGTGTGCTTCGATGATATTTGGAGTGAATACCATGCCGATGTTTAAGAAGTCCGGTGGTAAAATTTTCGCCGTTCAGTTCAACAAAGCTGAAGAACGGGCCTTGGATCAGGAAATCAAGAAACAGATTGTGGAAAATGATCGGGCCTTTGACATGGACAAAGAATCATCCATCCTGTGGATGCTTCACACCCAATTTGGCTTTGGCCCAAAGCGCCTGAAGCTGGCGTGGAAGCTGTTCTATGCCGAAACCTTGAAGCTACGGGAACATTACCTGATGGAACAAGCCGATGATGGGTGGTTGGCCCGTAAAAAGCTGAAGGACATTGGGTGTGACATTGAAGAATGGTACAGAGAAGAAGGAGGGAAAACCGATGCCTAAACCTTGGGAAAATGCTGAAGGGTATCATGATCCGACAGCCTACCACGGCACAAAGAATATCATCCGTGACGAGGATGAACAGCAGAAGCGGGTGAACACCCTGATCTTTGTCCTGAAGTACATCACCCGTTTGGCGGGGTTTGAACTTCTGAACCGTATTGAAATCAAAGACCGCAAGACCGGGAGGGAATACCGATGAAGAAAGAAGTTTTGGTTCATGGAGCCATGAAATACCGCTGTGATAAATGCGGACGGTCATGGTGGATGTTCTTGGAAAAGGGCATTGAAGAATTTGGTGAGAATCACAAGCCTTCGCCATTTTGTATCATGTGCCGTTGCGGTGGAACGGCTATGGATGTTTCTGGAATTGTCAAAATCCCCGATGGTGGCTATAAACACCTTCCCGCTGGTGAAGGATATTTCGCCAACAAAAAGGATTCTGATTGTGGGGTTCCGGTGCTTCCAGTCTTTCTTCAGTAGAGGTTGGAACAGCGGCCTTCAATATATGTGGAATGATGTTGAAGGCCCTGAAACCCTTGCAATACCTTGATTTTCTGTGAAATCCTTCAACATTCAACATTCAACAGATTACTTCAATTATTTAGAAGAAAAAATATATAGTATATGAAGAATGTAATAATAGTGAAGAAGGCGCTTCTGATCTTGAATGTTGAAGGATTTATAGAAAACGCCTGTATTTCCAAGGGCTTCAACATTTATTCCAGAAAGGATGTGTTACATAGTGAATGACAAAGACCTTTCCCAACAGGCCAAGGATTTTCTGAACCAAATCAGCCGCCTTGATGCCTTGATCAATAGACTTCTGAACACGGTTGCAACAGAGCGTTCCCGGTTGACTTCCATCGGGTGTGAACTGAAACAGGATAAGGTTCAAACTTCAGGCCCCAAGAACAGCCTTGAAGAAACGATCTGCAAGATTGATGAACTTGAAAGAACCATCAACGCCCGGATTGATGAACTTGTTGACCTGAAGAACACCACCATGAAGGCAATTCGGAGCCTTCCTGACTTCGATCAGCAAAATGTTCTGATTGCCCGATACATTGACGGGAAGAAATGGCTTGATATTGCCTTTGACCTTAACTTTTCAATTTCACAGGTTTATAAGATTCACGGGAAGGCCCTGATTTCTTTTTCTGAAAAGAACCCTAACCTTTTATTATCGCTTGAACAGTAGTGTAAAATCCTATTCTTGTGAAAAGTGTGTAGGATTTTATAGTATCAAGCGTGTTATTCTGGAATCGTAAAAATGCACCCCTTATAGGGGTGCATTTCACTTTTTTAGGAAAGGGGTGAATACCTGTGACACCAAGACAGCGGAAGTTCTGTGATGAATACCTGATCAGCGGCAATGCTACGGATGCGGCAATCAAGGCGGGGTATTCGCCCAAGACCGCAAAGCAGACGGGTTCTGAAAACCTTGCAAAACCTGACTTGAAAGCGTACATCGAAACCGAACTTGAAAAACTTCATTCGGCCAAGATCGCTGATGCTGAAGAAGTCATGAAATACCTGACTTCGGTAATGCGGGGTGAACATACTGAAGAAATCCCGATCCTGTGTGGTGACGGTTGCCAAGAGTTGACGCAGAAAGAGGTTGGAGCCAAGGAAAGGCTGAAGGCCGCTGAACTGATCGGCAAGCGTTATGGTATGTTCACGGACAAGGTAGGTGTGGAAGGGGCCGTTCCGGTGATTATCACGGGGGATGATCAACTTGAAGATTAGCCCACAGGCCAAGCGGGTTCACCTTCCTGAAGTGGTTGGCAAGGGTTACGGAACCTTCTGGAACTTCAAAGGCCGTTACCGGGTGTGTAAGGGAAGCCGTGCTTCCAAGAAATCCAAGACAACGGCCCTGAACATCATCAAACGGATGATGCAATACCCGGAAGCCAATACCCTTGTGGTTCGCAAGGTGTTCAGAACCTTGAAAGATTCCTGTTTCACCGAACTGAAATGGGCAATCAACCGCCTTGGGGTTTCAGCCTATTGGGAAATCAAAGAAAGCCCCCTTGAAATGACCTACCTTCCCACCGGTCAGAAGATTTACTTCCGGGGCCTTGATGATCCCCTGAAGGTCACTTCAATTACGGTTGAAATTGGCTATCTGTGCTGGTGCTGGATTGAAGAAGCATACGAAATCATGAATGAAGCTGATTTTGATATGCTGGATGAATCCATCCGTGGTGCTATCCCGGAAGAAACCGGCCTGTTCAAGCAAATCACGCTGACATTCAACCCGTGGAACGAAAAGCATTGGATCAGGAAACGCTTCTTCGGGGAGATCACCGGCAAGGATGCCCAAGGGAACCCCACATACAAGTTCCATGATAGCTGGATCAGCCCGGATGGGCAGATTTACGCCACAACCACTAATTACCTGTGTAATGAATGGCTGGACACAGCGGATTTGAAGGTGTTCAACACCATGAAGGAAAACAACCCCCGCCGCTACAAGGTGGCTGGCCTTGGGGGTTGGGGCATTGTGGATGGCCTGATTTTCGATAATTGGCGGGAAGAAGCCTTTGATTATCTGGCTATTTCCAAAAAGCCTGATGTGAAAAGCGCCTTCGGCCTTGACTTCGGTTATACCAACGATCCCACAGCCCTGTTCTGTGGGCTGGTGAGTGAGAAGGAAAGAACCATTTGGGTGTTTGATGAACTGTATGAAAAGGCCCTGACGAACCGGGCAATCTGTGACCGGATCACCGGCATGGGTTACGGCAAGGAACGGATCAAGGCCGATTGTGCCGAACCAAAGAGCATTGATGAATTGCGGGATGCTGGCCTTCATCGTATCAGAGCCGCCCGGAAGGGCAAGGACAGCGTGAATAACGGAATCCAGTACATTCAGGGTTACACCATCATTGTTCATCCCCGATGCGTGAACTTCATCACAGAGATTTCAAACTACACATGGGCAGAAGATAAGTTCGGGGCCAAGATCAATGTTCCCATTGATGATTTCAACCACCTTATGGACGCTATGCGTTACGGGCTGGAAGATATGTTGGTTGGCCCCGCCTTCAGCTTCGACTAATAACATGATAGTAACAAAACACACGAAAAACACACGGTTTCCGTGTGTTTGCGTTTATTAAGCAATGAAGAAAGGCGGTGAAAGCCCGTGTTTGAACAGAAGTATATTCTGAACAAGATTGAACAATGGGCTGAACGCCTTCCATATAAAACCTTGAAGATTGAAGTGGAACTTCCCAATCAGTCTTTGGTTTTAGAGAAAACCCGAAACAGGCCGGTGGGTTTTGCCCCCCCCCGATGGTGAAAGGAAAGGGTGATTGAATATGTTTCTGGATAACGCTATGGAGCGTATCAACCGCCTGATCCTTCAGGGTGGGCGAAACGGCATGACTGAACTTCAGTTTTACGCCGCTGAAATCCGTGAATGGAAGAACAGCCTAAAGCGCATGGATCAGATTAAAGGCGCTGACTACTATGAAGGCCGTCATGACATTCTGAACCGGAAGCGCACAATCATTGGTGCTGATGGCAAACTTCAGGAAGTGGACAATCTTCCGAACAACCGCCTGATTGATAACCAATATGCCCTGATGGTGGATCAGAAAACCAACTACCTTGTGGGCAAGCCCTTCACGGTGAACTGTCAGAACAAAGCCTATGCGGACGCTTTGAACGATGTGTTCAATAAGCGGTTCCATCGGCTTCTGAAGTATGTTTGTGAAGATGCCTTGAATGGTGGCCTTGGCTGGTTGTTCCCGTTCTATGACAAAAAGGGCAATCTGGCCTTCAAACATTTCCCGGCCTATGAAGTTCTTCCGTTTTGGGCTGACGATGATCACACCATCCTTGATTCTGCTATCCGTCTTTACCCGCAGGAAGTGTGGGATGGATATACCAAGAAAATCATTGAACGGGTTGAACTGTTCAAGACCGATGGCCTTTACCGGTATATCTATGATGGAAGCGAACTGAAGCCTGATGTGGAAGCCGGGGAACATGAAAACTATTTCACCATTGAGGAAGAAGGCAAGGAAACCACCGAACTGAATTGGGAACGGATTCCGCTGGTTCCCTTCAAGTATAACAAACAGGAAATCCCCCTGATCCGCCGTGTGAAAACCCTTCAGGACGGAATCAACACCATGATTTCCGACTTTGAAAACAATATGCAAGAGGACGCACGGAACACCATCCTGATCCTGAAGAATTACGATGGTGAAAATCTTGGTGAGTTCCGCCGCAACCTTGCCACCTTCGGAGCCGTGAAGGTTCGTGATGATGGTAATGTTACCACCCTGACGGTGGAAGTCAGTTCCGAGAACTACAAGGCCATTTTGGATGTGTTCAAGAAAGCCCTGATTGAAAATGCCCGTGGCTACGATGCCAAAGATGATCGCCTGTCCGGGAATCCCAATCAGATGAACATTCAATCCATGTATTCTGACATTGACCTTGACGCAAACGGCATGGAAACCGAGTTCCAAGCGGCCTTTGAAGAACTGTTGTGGTTCATCAACAACCACTTCAGCAACACCGGCGTTGGAGATTTCACGGATGATGTGGCGATTGTGTTCAACAGGGATATTCTGATCAATGAATCGGAATCCATTGAAAACTGTTCCAAGTCCGTTGGTATTCTGTCCAATGAAACCATTGTGGAACAGCACCCGTGGGTTACGGATGTTGAAGCAGAAATGGCCCGGTTGCAGAAGGAAAAGGAAGAAGCTATGGCACAGGCACAGGAATACGCCGGGGCCTTCCAGACCGGCAACCCGAACCAAGGTGATAATGGTGGGGGCGAATAACCCCCGCCGTTTCACAATATACGCCGGGGCAGACATTAAGTGTGGCGGGGGGCTATTACTCCTACCCGCCAAAGGGTGAAATTCCCTTCCCCGGCCCATCATGGCCCGTTAGTCAAGTGGTTAAGACACCGCCCTTTCACGGCGGTAACGCCGGTTCGATCCCGGCACGGGCTACCAAGGCCACAAAGGAAGGAACCAAAATTCAGCAAGGCGCAAGCCCCTATGAAGAAACAGCGTGGCCTTCTATGCTGAAGTGGATGGAATAGGCAGACACGGCGGATTCAAAATCCGTTGCCGCAAGGCGTGTGGGTTCAAATCCCACCTTCAGCACCATTTTTCAGGATTGGAGGAACGGCCCATGAGAAATGCGGATTATTGGCGTGGGCGGTTTTCCATCTTGGAGGACAGCGCCCACAGAGAAGCCCAAAAGACCATTCAGGACATGGAAGAACTGTATCTGGATGCCCAGCGTTCGGTTCAGAAGGAAATTGAAAGCTGGTATGCCCGTTTTGCGGTGAACAACCAAATCAGCCTGACCGATGCCCGGAAATGGCTAACCGCTGGACAGCTTGAAGAATTTCATTGGAGCGTTGAACAGTATATCAAGATCGGTGAACAGGCCGGGTTGGATGCGGCATGGCTGAAGAAGCTGGAAAATGCGTCCGCCCGGTTCCACATTTCCCGCCTTGAAGCTGTTCAGACAGGTATTCAGCAACAGCTTGAATTGCTGTACGGCAATCAGGTTGATAGTCTGGATGCCCTGTTGAAGAAGGTTGTGGGCAACGGCTACACCCACACAGCCTTTGAGGTTCAGAAGGGCGTGGGCCTTGGTTGGGATATTACCGGGCTGGATCAGAAGAAACTTGAAACCTTGCTTTCAAAGCCTTGGACAACGGACGGGCGAACCTTCCGGGATCGCTGTTGGCTGAACAAGAATGATTTGGTGGGTTCGGTCAGTAAGAGCCTGACGCAAGGGCTTCTTCGGGGTGATTCCCCGTCCAAGATTACCACGGCCATTCAGAAGCAGTTCGGGGTTCATCGGTATAAGGCGGGGCGATTGGTCAACACCGAAACCACCTATTTCAATGCCGTTGCAACTAAGGAATGTTACAAGGATTTGGATGTTGAAATGGTGGAAATCATTGAAACGCTGGATTCCAATACCTGTTCCATTTGTGGTGGGCTTGATGGTAAGGTGATCCCCATTTCCCAATATGAACCCGGCGTGACCGTTCCGCCCTTCCACCCTAACTGTCGAGGAACCACGGCCCCGGCCATTGATCCCAAGTATGCCGGTGAGAGAGCCGCCCGGAACGC